AACATGGGTAGCTCTAGGACAGTCTAACAGGTCTGTGGTGGCATAAGAAACAATAAAGTCTTCCGCCATAATGAAATTACTAACTGCTCTAGCCTTAGAGGGATCATAATAAACTTTTTTAAACGCAGAACCAGACAACGGTAGATAGAAAAGTAGTTGATCTAGTTCTGGATCGTACTCTTCCATGTTGTAAGTTATCTGATAGTTCATAAACTCTTTGACTCGTTGGCATTGTGCTTCTTTTTCTGCATCAGCAACACCTAGAATCTGTGATTTTACAGGTCCATCGGCAGGTAACAGTTCTCTATAGGCTTGTGCTTGAAACTGTGCTACAGATTCGGAAAGTAGAGGGTGATGTACACCACTAGCTCCTGCGAAAGGTTCAGTTCTATCTTCAGTTTTTATACCTAGTAAGTCTAGACCTTTAGTAAATGTTTCTAACCATTCGCGTCTTGACTCTTCGTCTTCTTCAAAGTCTGAGATTAAATTTATAGAAAGTGTGTTAAGGTCGGTTTCGTTTATAACTTCTGCTAAATTCTGATTGAAGTCTTCAAGAGGGTCAGGAACTATGTCAATCATAGATTCCTCTTCTTCACCTTCAATCACAATGTTTTCAGGCAGGATGTCTTCCATTTGTTCAGGCACTTCTACTTCTGTGCCCTCGCCTTGTAGCATGGAATCTAAAATTGTTTTTTCTACTGCCATTATATTTTCAAATCATACGGTATAAAGTCATCAATAGTAAACTCGTTTTCTACGATAGGTCGGTTCTTCCTCGTAGTCTGTATCTAGTCTCACGAATCCACCTTGCCTAAATCTCATCAGTGCTTGAGTTGTACTGTCGACTAAATCGTCATGTTCACCGTTAGGAAAATCAGAAACTTCGTCCATTAATTGTTCCGCCCAGTTGTTTTCTGGCACCCAAACATAGCCACCACTAAACAATGGAGTACATGCATTCAATCTAGCAATCTTATCTTGCCCACGACTTGGCGTAAATGTTTGTACAGGGATACCTATAGCTCTGAGTTCTTGGGTAAGAGGCATACCTGATGCCTTGCCTTCGATAATGACACTTTCGGGATCCCAATCTTTATATTGTTGTAACGCTTTCGCCTTGAGTTCAGGGAAAGAAAGCCTCTCGCGAACTGAGTTTAAAAGTATGATATGTGCTTCTTTGCCTGTATACTGTTCTTCGCCTATCATCCCTTCAGGATAGAAGACACCCCATGTAGTTATCGCAGAAAAGTCGGCTCTTTCAGTTTTCAAAAAAGCCGTGTCGTAACTTTGTATTATATATTCGACATTCGGAGCTTGGTCTCGATCCCAAATTTTAAACCACTCTCGATTAATAATACTTGCCCCTTCGCCTGTTGGATTTTGCATGTATTCTGCTGCCCATTTACTGGGAGAGATAGATGCCTTAATCTTTTCTAGTTCGGGAAGTGGCCAATATCCTGGCCAAAGAGATTTACCTGAAGGCAGAATGGCAGGGAGTTCAATAATCTCCCACTGATCGGTCTCGTCAGATTCCATCATCTTTTTCACAACACGACCAGTCAAATCTTTTTTAGACCACCGTGTCATAACCATAACAATGGCACCTCCAGGCTGTAACCTTTGCCGAGGTCCTGTCATGTACCACTCATAGGCATCGTCAAGTGCGTTAGCACTCATGGCATCTTGTTCCGAGTGTGGGTCGTCAATAATAAATAGATCCGCACCCCTTCCTGCCAATGCACCTCCGACACCAGAGGCAAAGTACTCACCGTTCATTGTTCCGTCTTTCGTTCTTGTTTCCCATCTACCTGCTGCTTTACTTTCAGGATTCAGTTCGACATTCGGGAAGACATCTTGATACTCTTTGCTGTCGACAAGGTCACGAATCTTACGACCAAACCTAACTGCCAAGTCTGCAGTGTGTGTTGCCTGTATAATCTTGAGTCCTGGTCTTTTGCCAACGAGGTACGCTGGGAACATGTAAGAGGCAAACTCACTTTTGGTATGACGTGGTGGCATATTAATAATTAACCGTTTAAGTTCGCCAGAGGCAATACGGTCAAATGCCCTCGCCATGATGCGATGATGCTCACCTTCTATAAAGTCCGACCACATGGTTTTGACAAAAGGTAAAAAATTAGTTTGTATCGTTTCCTTTTTCTGGAGCTCCGCCAATCGTTCCGATAGTTCGAGGTGCTCGGTCAAGAGTTCTTCGGGAATATGCTTTAGGCTATCGTCATTCATTTAAATTTTTGTTGCAAAATTTTTTGTGGAACAAGGACTGGGAACCAACGCGAAGTTTTTATATAAAGGTCACACATGCAGGGGGGGTCACGATGCTCTGAGTCAATATACCTTGAGTTCTCCAGGAAAAGAATCCTAGTCATTTGACTTTTGTTGTTCTGGAACTTCATCATCAACCTTCTCGCCTTGTACAGTGTAAGGAGTCGATGGTAGAATGCCTCCTGACTGTTCGTGAAGTTCTTTAATACGCTCGATAATCTGCAACTTTGTCATGTCCGATGTCTTATTGACTGTTAACTCCTTGCGATCGACATATAATCCTGCTGCTTTGCCTCGATTTATTTCAGCAGTTACAGCTGCACCAAATGCATTGTTCGAGACTGCTTGGTCTCTCAGTTTTTCCAAGTTCTCGAGGTGATTGACCAATGTTAATGTGGCTTTCGCAGCACCTCTGTTCTGCAACTCTTGGATCCTGCGTTGTACTAAAGGTTCGTTGTTCGCCAAGAAGGCTCCAGCTCTAGATGCATTCTTGTGTGAATAACCAGCAAGGACGGCAGCCTCCTTTAAGCTAGTTCCCGATGCAACTGCTTGGGCAAACTTTTCTTGTTTCGGTGTCAACTTCTTTTCCTTGGGTCTATGTTCCACAGTTCCTCCGTCATGCACTGCTCTATATAAGGTCAATGGAGAGCGTGTTTTCCATATTCTATACCTAAACTCTTGCTATCGTAAAGTTTTCCCATATATAGTCCATATTACTCTTCACATCTAATAACCTTCTAATAACCTTGTCTAATACGCTGTATTCTCTTCTACAAGAGTCATTTGGCAAGATCCTATTAGACTATTACCCAATATGAAACTTTTCGTGAACACACTTCAACAAATCCACTCCTCATGAATAAGCCAATAACCAATATGAAAATGGCTCCCAGAGGAGCCACTTAACAACAGCCAACAGGCAAGAGTATTATCCTATTCTATCCTCGCATATTGGACCGATGCCTCGCTCTATGGAGATCTTGTTAGTGAGCGTACGACTACATACACCACAC